ATATAGGTTTATCCTATATGGAATCCCTGTGTAATCACAGGTTGTCAATCCTGGTGAGGAAAGTTACCCGTATTTTCGGCGATTTAAATCACCTTCTTTAGAGATTCAATAATCCTAAATAGATATCTGTAAGGATTTTAAACTTACAGACCGTTAAGGTCTTGGCTAGTCCTTAATTGTAAATGTAGATATTTATGATTATCTAAAGATAAGCAATAAATAACCATATTTAATAGCTACTACATTCAATATTAGACTTGGTATAGTTAGATCCATTATCTTATGGATAACTAAGTTATACATGTCTGATATTAAAAGCCCAGAATTGTACATTGACTATTGGTTAACAAAAGTTAACACTTGGCAATGTACAAGGGGAAACGAAGATACATGTAAAAGGATAAAGAATATCCAATTACATGTTACTAAGTTTCTTTCCGGAGATCCTCTGACTAAAAGCCTACATCCTTCAATATCCATTAACACTAAGGGTTTACCTAGGTGTTTAGGGATATTACAAGGATTAATTTCCGATAATAGGAAATCAACCTTGAGGTTATTAATGTTACTCCTAAGAGTATCAAGAATAATAAAAGGAGTAGGAAAGCCTGATTATAGTCCTTTAACTGATAATCTTAAATGTGATCCAATTGTTGCAAAACAAATTGGTCAACATTTAGGATCATTAGCACTTGAAATGTGGGGACCGCAATGTGTAGAATGGAAGAAATTCCATCTTACAACTAAAGCGGGCCCTAATGGTCAAGCGCTAATTTCAGCAATTAAAGATATGGATATAATCCCAGATAAACTTTGGGAAGATATTCATACCTTGGCTGCTAATGATCAGTTAAGAGCAAAAGTCGCTACCCTAAAGAATAATATAAATATAACAAATTATATTAAATATTACTCAGGGGAAACGATAGTAAATAAAATGATTAAGAATAAAGGATCTTATTTAAGGAAGTTATCCTTAATTAATGATCCTGAGTTCAAAACCAGAATTATTGCTATCTTCGACTATTGGTCTCAAACAGTCCTAAAACCATACCATGATAATCTGTTAGAATTACTACAAACGATGAGTCCAGATTGTACATTCATCCAACATAAACATGTTGGGAATGTATTCTCTAAGACTCAGGGAAATAGTAAAATCTACTCTTTTGACCTAAAGTCGGCTACGGATAGATTCCCTTTGATTACTCAAAAGGAAGTATTTGCAGCCCTTTATGGACAAGAGAGGGCAGATTCATGGGTAAGAATCTTAGTAGACTATCCGTTTATGACACCAGAGGGAAACCAGCTTTATTATAAAGCTGGTCAACCAATGGGTGCATACTCGTCATGGTCTACGTTCACTGTAACACACCATTTACTAGTACAATTAAGTGCTAGAATTGGTAAGGTTACTAGTGAAGGTAACTACTTTAAGGATTACTATATCCTTGGAGATGATATAATCATCTTCAATGATATAGTTGCCAATAAGTATAAGTACCTTATAGATATCTTAGGTGTTGAATTATCCCCAGCAAAAACACATGTATCATATGATACATATGAATTTGCCAAGAGATGGTTCTATAAAGGAGATGAGATTACCGGAATATCACTAAGACAAATATTAAATAAGCCCAAGTATGCACTTGTGGCTGATTTTATATCTGAATTAGATGATAGGTATCTTAACTCTGATTACACTATGATATCTGAACACTGCTTGTACAATCTCCTTTCTATCTGGCATAATGCTGGAATTTCCAGGTATTACGCCAAGATGGGAATGAGGTACTGGAGTCTTCCTAAGAAAGAAGATAAAAGTTGTACACTTAGTGAGAAGTACCATTACATTATGACATCCTTAATTCATAATGAATTAGGATGTAATAGATCACCAAGTGATCCAAAGATACAAAATATCATTGATGTAATGATTCTTCACACAAAGAGTCAACAACTCCAGGACATGATTGTACAAGGAGCCCAAGGTTATAATGCTTACATTATGAACAAGATATCAATCTTTAATAATGAAAACATTATAAACGAGGGTTGTGATGTTCAGATGACTGTACAATCTTTACCCGATATCTTGGCATCTTTTAACAATGTTAAAGATGTCCAGACCGAGTACGATGAACTAAGGAGAATCATTTGGGATGGTACTAATGAGGAAATAAGGGATGTGATCACATCTTCAAAGATTGATCCATCCTTTAACCCATTAGCCACATTCCAGATGAATCCTAGGCATCTACAGATTGTAAAGACTTCAAGGACTATTAAAAAGTTAGTCAAATGGATTGATGGAGAATATTTACCATCAAGACATGAAGCCTTAGCTATTTTAGATGATAATGGTAATGGCTAATTACCAAGATCACGGGATAGTTCCCGGGGATATCCTAATAGGAAAACCTATTAGG